TTTTTCAAACAGGGGTAACGGCTACTAATATAATAGCAATTTATACAATATATATCGCTTATTTTCATGCAAAATCACGAAAATATTCTTTGTACATCTTGCACAACTTATTTTTTTACGGCTGCATCTGGCACTGATCCGATGATTTTCTGACAATTACCCGTCCCGTACCATCTTTTTAGCCCATATTGTCCTAAAATCGTGTATAAGATTAGGAATCTTATGCGGATTCTGTTATGAAATTTTGGTTTCATCTACAAAAAAGTCAAGTTTTGTTATTTCTTGACATTATCCAGTCACATTTTTATTGGAAGTGTAATTTACTTTAGTATAGTAAAGCATTGGCGTAAATCATCTATATTTTAATTCCCAGTATGTCACTATGAATTATATAAAATGCTCAATTCTATAGAACTGAATTTTTTGATTACACTTCACTACACTAAAGCACTAAGCACCTACACCCACAGTATCATCCTCATTCGTTTCCTACTATATCACTAGGATTTACAACACTTTTCTCATTCTGTAACCTCATCTTCTCAACCTCAGGATCACTCACAAGGTCTACTTTTTCCATAATCGTATCAACTGACACTGCTCCCATTTCCTGTAATGCTTTTAAATTAGCAATCATTTCCGATCCTGCAACTGGCATAGCCACGTTATAAACAACATCAACATCACATCCAACACTGATACCCTGCATTGACAATATCTTCTGGAACGTCTTAAATCTTTGCTTAAATCCAGTATTCAGCCATTTCTTGCACTCATTAGCATTGACCTCTGCCATAGCAAAGAGAATTTTCATTGCCACTTCTGAGATATTCGCAATCGAGGTTGAACTGCCTAAAACTGACGGAATACAAGCAATATCATTTAACATCTGTTTGAGATTATCCAGTAACAGTTTGATACTGTTATAATCCATATTACAACTTGCATACTTGAAATCTCCATTATCAAGATTAAGCACATATCCTGTAGCATCAGCAGGAATTGAAGATTCTATATACTGTCCCGTAGCAATTGGTAATACATTCATAGTATTGGTATAAATGCTATCAGAGAATTTACTCAGCAAGTCCTCTAATTCATCCATAATAGGCTTAATGTCCGTAAGCATTGACTCCCCAAAATTATAATCCTTGTCTGAGAAATTATGGTAATGGATAGGCAGTCCAATACTCATGGTGGTACTCAATAAATGTTCATCTCCACCATCATTTGACCAACACTCAACATAAGTAGGATAGTAAACATTCCAGTAGGTCACATGAGTATACACATCTGTCCAGTGTTCAATAAATGCGACATATTTCCCTTTATCATCATAAACAGGATAGCAGCAAGCACTGTCCAGTACCTTAGATTTAATCACACTGTCCTCAACATAAATAACCTCAAAGGCATCACCAAATTTATTGACTCTATCAATAATCTGGTAGTCTACCGTCTCATATTGACCCAACTTGTAAATATCATTGAATGTCTTTAAAGTTTCGCTGTCTTGACATGATAAACTGACAGGATTTCCCAGCAGAAATGTGTCATGGAATCGTATCACTGTCTTAGCGTAATTTAATATCGTTTTTCTTGTGATATATTTCTTTCCCTTGTAATAAGAATCCTCACGATTTAGCACCTTGTGTCGTCCTGCAAGATAGTCACGATTAGCAACAACATCAGCGATTCTTGCAGCATGATTGTGTTGATTAACTTCTTCCATGAACCATTTCGGATTGTTACCATATTGTTTCTGTATATAATCGTTAATCATCTTAACTCCTTTCCTTAAAATGGATACCAGAATCCGTTTTTCATGCCTTGTATGCACAGCCAGAATCCTGATACCAAGTCATCGTGTGAGCCGACAACCGCATTGAAAGCACCATTGTCCTGCGCCACAAATGTTTTCATTTCTTCCAGTAAATTATTACTCTTGATAGCAATAAGACCTTTCTCAAACCACTCACGAGCATCATTAACTGAAATACTTTTGGTCTTGTTGTTGGTACTAAATCCAACCTGCCAGACAGTGCGATTATACTCATCATAGGTCTTATATTTGGTCATGTTCATGTAGTGTTTCTCGTACCTAAGTCTTTCAATAACAGAGTGACCGCCACTTGCTTTTTCTACTGTCAGCAGAGCCTTGTTGTACCACCTGCCGACTGCATCACAAACATCAGAAAATGTATAAGGTTTTGTCTTATTGTTTCTAAATTCCAGTACCTGTTTACCATCCGCATCCACCATAAAAATAGTAGAATAGTCATGTTTTCCACCAAGTCCTTCAGATACATCAATTCCTGCATAGTATTTAACTCCGTACTTCGGAACATCCCATATCAGCAAGGATTTATTTTGCACATATGGTCTTAACAACTGCGGTAATCCCACAATCTTATCCAGTGACAGCGGCTTAACCTTTTTCTCCGTAATTGTCTGCTGAATACGAATCACACGACTGTTATCGAAGACACTTGAACCAGTAACAATGCAAGATTCTTCAAATGTAGACGGAAATTCCTCATGAAAAGCATCCAGAGAAGATTCTGCAATCTTTCCCCTGCGCCATACTGCTTGATCTGGTGTCATGCCTAGCGTAGCAAGGTATTTTTCCTCCTCATCGTATTCATCCTCAGTGAGCATCTTGCCATTATGTCTTGCCTTATAGGACTTGACAGATTGTTTATATTGGTTCTCAAACAGCGCACGACCATTGATAAAATTAAAAAAGAACGGCTTGAAGTCGTTCTCATTGTTGATACTCTGCATATATAATTCAGTGAACTTATTGAAGCCTTTTGTTGTGGATTCAATTATAATTTGCGCTGATTCTGTACTGGCTTGCATCAGAGATTGTAACTGTCCGTCCTGATTCTTCCAAAGCGCATATTCGCTCATATGTAATACTCCATTGATCGTGTCGCCTCTGCACAAATCTTTATTACCTGCTGTCTGGCAAGAGATACGGCTGCCATTTGTGAAGGTCAATTCTTGCCTGTTATTAGTCAACAAATCTGGACGCAACCAATCGGGAAGAGAGTAGAATTGTTGCTTTAATTTAGCAAAAACCTTGTTGGTTGACTCCTGAGAGTGAGAGATAAGCACACAAGTTGTGTTGTCCTGCACGATGCACTTTCTGATACTCAATGCGGCACAAACAACTGACAAACCCAACTGCCTGCTTTTGCTTATGATGTTCTTGTGCTCCAGTCCAGATACAAATGCTCTCTGTTCGTCAGTCAGGATGAACGGTACAATTTTACCCTCTTTGTTTGCAATTTTCAAAAATGTTTCAATCCATTCAATCTTATTCTCATCAGCCCATAGCCATCTTAATTTCTCCATATTTTGTCTTGAGAGTGCCATATAATCACCCCCTAGTTTTCTTTAATTTGGGTATATTTACAGTATTCAAAAAGTCATTGATTTCATCCTGTTCATCCTCGAAAAATTTACTTGCATGGAAGTCTTGTATATACTTAGCCGCCTGTACATCACCAGAAAGAGCCTTATCAAGCATCTTCTGATAAATCTTCATGGTGTTGACTGTCTGCATATGTTTCATGTAAATCTTAATGGCTGCTTGTGAGTCCTCACGAACCAACCAGTTCTCTTTGCAGAATTTTTCTGTTCTATTTTCACCAGATTTATTTTGGAAATGATTATCGCATTTGCATAAGTCATCCCATGATTGCCTTTCATCTGGTGGAGTAAGATACCACTCCACATACTTCCCGACATAGTAAGGACAAACTTTTGTCATTTTGGCGATTAATGTTGTAGGATTTGGATTTTCTGATTTATATGCTGGCATTTTATCTCACTCCTTTCAAGATTTCTAATGATTTATTACACGTTTCTGTCATCTTATCGAGATAGTCCCGCATTTGAAGCATCAACTCGAAACTCCTTTTCTTCATTTCAAATTTTTCATTTTCCCATTTAATTTCTTGTTCTGTCATTTTTTTGCTCCTTTTTTATGTATAAAAATAACGGAAGTCTTATAAAAAAGACCTCCGTCCTATCTATAGAAGTAAACTAAATATTACTTCCGTTCGTTTCTGTTTCTAAACCGAAGCTATCGGTCAATTTAGCGTTCTAAACCGACAGCATTTATATTTTGGGTGCGGTTCCAGCAGAACCCCCGTTAAAATCCCATTACATCTGGAAGTCCCCAATTCTCAGTCCATAGTTCTGGTTTACCGTTCTCATCCAGTACAACCAGATCATAATCTGCATTTTCATTCACAAGACCATCCAACAGACCATTTTTAAACAACAGATGTTCCGTAACAACCATATCCTGCATATCCTCAAAAGTATCATATTTTCTGTTGCGTTTGTCTTGGAAAAATGATTTTCGGCTCTTATTCACAACAATATGACATATCTTTTTCGCAAGATTCCATACTTCATTATCTGTAAGTGTGAGTTTTTCCATATCGTTAATACTCACTGCTCTGTAATAAGAAATAAGTGGTCTATCCTCATCTATGTACTGAATACTAAAACTAAATTGATATGTTTCTTCAATCACACCATTTAAGTCTCTGATAGCATCCTCATGTTTCATCAGTTCAGCACATTTTTCTCTGTCAAATTGTTCCCGTAATGCTTTTGACGCATATATCTTCCTCAGTAACTGTCGTCCTTTCATCTTAGAGGACAAATTGTGTTTTTCATTAAATTCTTCACAAATTTTTCTTTCAACCTCAATGACTTCATCATTAATATAATCAGAAAAAATATTACCAAGAATACGATCATCTGACTTTGCCATCTTGTAGTAAAAGATATATCCATCCTCATATTCAGCAAGATTCTTTTTGCCTAATGCCGTAATCGCATTTAAAGTGATTTCTTTTAAAACTTTTTTGATGGTAGCGGAATAAGCCTTGAATAAATTTGGATTATAGATATAATTTCTTTGGCAATAATTCAAAAGTTCATCATCTTCGGCATATCCTTTTTCGTAGCAACTTTTTCTCATAAATTTCATGACATTGCAAAACAAATTTGTCATCGTAAATGGTTGTTCATGCAACCTCTCATCAGAGAATATTACTCTAAGGTACTCCATCATAGGTGAAATATTTTTATCATTATGACATCCACCATTATTTTTTACCGATGGTTTTTGTAACTCCCGAAGCATTTCTGTAAAAATATATGATTTCTTGGGTTTATGTGTTTTCTTATTTTCTGGGTGGAAAAACTTATAAGCAGATTCTATCTCTCTGATTTGTGCTTTCTTTGAATTTCCATCTGAAACTTTCCATTTTAATTCCTCACAAATTTCTTTGTAAGTGTATTCCTTGTTTAATTCTAGCATTTTTTATGACTCCTTTTTTGTACAATTGGATTCGGGCATACAGATTGATGCAAAGTGCATTCGCTCATTCGCTTGCGCTCATTCTCTCACACACTTTGTGAAGGAAATCTCACTTTTTTCTTTCACTTGTGCTTTCATTTACCTGTACCTTCGTTCTTTTTCCATTTTTTGACAGTTGAAACGTACTTTAGTGTTCTTTAATCTGTATTTCTCAACTGTCCAGTTTTGGAAATGTTCATGTGAATCACAAGACATTTGATCTGTGCAGCATTAGCGGAACAGTCAAATGGATTGCATCAATCTGTAAGCACCTATTTATTTTTTCTCTTTTTTGTTGGGAAATTTTTCAGCAGAAATGAATTAGATAAAATCATTAATTCTATCATCGTACTTAAATACGAAAACTGATTGTTTCTTTGTAGGATCATCATGATGTGGCTTGATGTCAATAATCTGAAATCCATTCTTTAGTAGTTCTCGTGCCTTACTTGCTGAAAAAATTACAATTGTTTTTCTCATTTTTTTGATTCCTTTCCTATGTAAATTTATTTCAAGTCCGAAAGTTTCGGATTTGCTTTTCTCACTCCACAATTTCACGGTCGAAATAACCATTAGATAAGTCGAAAAGATGACCGTGAGATAGAGCCGGATTTACGGTTTATCCCCTGTTTTCTTGTAAGAATTTCGGTTGTATTCACGGCGTGAGCGAAAAGTTTTCGTTGACAACGGGAGTAACGAAACATGACACCCTAGATTTAATATAGGCTTGCAAAAATTTCACTATCATTTGGTCGTGTGAGTTCATCCACATCCTGCACAATACATTCATCATTTGCAAAGATAAATACTGTCTTAATCTTATTTCTCCTGTCTGGCATGACCTTCACGATCCTGTGACCTCGCCGGAGTAGTTCATTTGCAATTTTGCCGGAGTAAATGATTACATTATGTTCTTCTGTATATTTCATCTTAATACCTCAACAATCTCTGAATAACACACATAGTTTTTCTTTGTGAGAGCAGAACAAAATGGATTTTCACAAATTTTCTTGATACTGCTGAGATCTTTCGATATATAACTACCGTTGTCTCTTACGACTGCTTTCTGATAAAATTTATCTGCTGGAAGTTCTATTTGAATATCAGTTTCCCATGCAAGCAGTTCATTAATAGCTTCAATGTCTATGTCCGTATATAGGTTTGATTTTTTTATTTTTATTTTTTCTTTCAATTTATATTTGTCCTGAATAGCTTCAAAATCTGCTCTGGTGTGCCGTCTTTCGCATTCCAGAAACTTCGGCAGTTCCAGTACATCCCTTATCCAATGTTCATGGATTGGAATATATTGTTCCTGCGTATAAAATCCGTCAAATGAGCCATCAATGGCTATAAGCAACATCATAAGTTCATCTGATAGTTTCTCTTTTGGCAGGTCATATAAAGACCACAGCAGTAGGACAGTAGAAAGATTATACTTGTCTTTATATCTGTACCTGCTGATTCCTTCGATCCTGTTCAGATTAATTGATTGAGGGTTGTCCTTATCGCCACTAGGGCTAAATTTGGTCAAATGATTGTCAAAACTTTTTCCATTTGTAAGTGCTAAATCAACGCCAATTGCTTCATGTGTGGCGTTGAGGGTTTCACCATAAGCGTCAAAATTTTTTGAACACGCTTTAAATAATAATATCTGTTCAACATTCCAATTTTTCTTTTGTTTGAGGATGGAGCAGGATAGTAAACTATCAATATCATCCGTCAGAATTAATCCATACTCATCTGATCCGTCAATCCATTTGTTTCCTTGTAATAATAAATCTCTGTATTTCGCTTTCATCTTTTTTGCCTACGGTGAACAAATCGTTCAGTAGGCTCAAAAAGATAAAGGCGAAATCATTGTTGCAACTCAACAATTCATTCACCTTTCCTTTCTATCTGATTTCGATTTCAACTTTGCCATAAATTATTTATAGTGGTTCTTAAACTCAATTAGTTTCTCAGCCAAATGAGGTAACAACTCAATCTGACTCTTCTCGAATCGACAGATAGTGCTTTTGTTGCAATGACAATAATCAGCCACCATCTGTTGTGTTACTTCCAAACTACGTCTCCACTGTCTAAATTCAGTACCTGTCATTTTGTTATGTACTTCCTTACGCCTTTTATTTTTTTGTTGCAGTCCGTCTCTTGGATGGACTTATTACCTTTTCTTTTACTGGTTTTTCCCTTTTTATTGGCTCACCAATGCCATAAATACAGTTGAGCCATGCTTCGTAAACTTCCTGCGAAGGATTATATTCATTGCGCTCAACTCCCTTAACGAAGCGCAGGTTGACATCACACCAATCTGCAACTTCTTTCTGTGTTTTGCCGTGCATATAGCGCAGGAATTTAAGTTTTGCTCCGTCTAGCATTTTGCTTGCTCCTTTCAAAAAAGGGAGACACAAATTTGCGTCCCCCTTTGTTTATACCCCACTTTAGGGCAGCCCTCTATCAGCCGATTACGTTCTTTGCGTACACAACAGCACTATCGTCAGTCAATGCCATTGCATAAAAATCAGATGTAAAGATGGTGCTAAGTCGTTTAGATGCATCCCTTGCAACCTCTGTGAATGGAGATTCTTTTGGAAGTAAGGACAGAGCATTTTTCTTCATCATAAGGATGAAACCTTCCTGAGAAGTTGTGTCATAGAGTCTATCGCTCAGCACAACGGGAATATCAAGAAAATATCCGATAACACCATTAATGGTGATGCCATTGCCATCTTTTACCATAGTTTTTTCTCTGGAAACAAACATATCCATAGAGTAGAAGGATGGTGCAAATACAGAATGAATAACAATTGCATCAAAATCAGCAGAGTCTCTGTCATCGCCATAAAGACCAAGCATTGCGATAAGTTCATCCTGTGTTACAGTGTTCTTTGCTGCAAGTTTCTTCTTTAATGGAGAAGTAAGACAAGCATCAATCGCATCTGTGTCCATCTTTCTTGCGATAGAAACGGCTTGCTGAGAAGCGGCTTCATTAATCTGTTGACCCATCGCAACCTCATTGTCATAATCATAAATATTTACGCCAGGTGCTGCGATTGCTTTAATTGTTGCGGATGTGGTTGTTTGTTCAAGTTCTCCGGCTGTCATAGCAGTACCGATTGTCCAATCGGAAGCATCACCAACATATTTATATGCAGGGAATTTAACTGTTTCTCCGGCTTGCCCCATGAGATTACCTTTTGTCACGGCGAACTGTGCCACTTTGCATTTTCCTGTGATTTTTTCTCTTACAAGTTCTGCATAAACCTCTGGAACGATAAGTTTTGTATTAATTGTAGCCATATTCATTTACCTCTTAATCTTTCATATTAGTTTTAATTTCAGTTACATCATGTTTGATTTGTTCAATATCAGTTTTGTACGCATTCAATACCTGTACAAAATCTGAATTTGTCTCTGTTAATTGCTCATTCAGTACATTGGCTTTTCCGAGAAACTCATATAATTTTTCTTCTCTGCTTTGGTTCTGATCCTGTTGTTGGTTCCAGATTTTCCATATAAACCAAGCAAGAAAAATTACACAAGCAATAGGAAATCCAAATGTACTAATGGCTTGCTGAATGTCATTTAAGTCCATGTTTCAGTCCTTTCTGCATAAAAAAAGAACTGATGTCTGTTATTGGTAAATTTACCTATAACTGTTCAGTCCTTAGTTACTAAGTGCCTTATACAATTCATTATTTTCAGAAAAAAGTTTTGCTCTTTCAGCGTAGGACATTTTCTTGAAATCTTCCTTTGTGAGTCCTCGGTTGGTCTGATGGATGGAAGGTTTATTACTCCCTGCAAGAAAGTAGTTACCAATTTCAGCACCTACCTTATCAATTGCTCCATCAATGTCCTCACCTACATTTAGATACTGAGCCAGTGTCTCCGGCAGTCCTTTCGCTTTTAGCTTAGAAGCAATCTGCATTGATCGTTCTTTGTCGGCAATTTCTTTTTCCTTGGCTTCAAGAGCAGATAATCTTGCTTCAAGAGCCTTTTCAGAATCAGATTTCTCCTGTGGTTTGTACTTGGCAAGTTCTTCGTTTGCAGTCCTAAGTCTAGTGCTGTAATCGGTGCGAACCTTGTCTGTCTCACTCTGGATGAGTTTATTTACCTGTTCCATCTGTTCCTGTGTTAGTCCTTCAATTTTTAATTCCATTTTGTAATCCTTTCCTTGTTACGGCTGGACTCCCTACCCCCTAAGTTAAACTTAGCCCTAGTTAGTATCACCGTCCCAATGTGATTTTTATTTTAAGCTTCTCCCAATTTTTGGGGAAACTCATTATCCTACAATAGTAATAGTTGTTTCAGATAAAATGTTACTTTCATTGTCGAGAACTTGTAGTGTAAACGTACAGTCGATTGCCTTATCATCTGTACATTTCAACTGTATTTTATTACCTGTGATATTTTGAGTGATTTTGAAGTCTGATTTGACATTCCATGTGAAATTTGGTTGATTTTCAGAATCAGAGAAAGTGACTGTCCATGTTTTTGTTCTGCCGTAGCGAAGAGTATCGCCACCTGTAATTGTAACAGATGTGGTTGGATTGTCTGGCTTTAATGGTGTCTGTGTCAGAGTAAATTCTGTAATACATTCCACATCTTTCTCAATCCACGTTGCTGTGATAGTAACAGATCCTGCTTGTAACAGCGTAAGCATACCTGTATCAGATACAGTTGCTATCTCCGGCACAGATGTTACATATGTCAGCATCGGATCATTAACGGCATATCCATTTGTCTTGGCTTCATATGTCAATTGATATGTTCCAACAGATGTATCAAGTTCTGTTGCTCCTGTATAGGTTAATGTGTTTGTTTCTTTGGCTGTGCGCTTCAAGTAGTAGTAAATCAGTCCACTACGGATGAATGAGTTCTTTGTCTCATATGTACCGCCAAAAACATTATACGTTCCTGTGATGTCTTTAGTTGCTTCTGTAAGCCCCGTATAAGCGATTATAGAGCCATCAATAATACTAATGGTGGAATTTTCACTGATGTCATAAACTTCGCTTGAAAGCACAAATGGAACGCTCACAAGGGTATTGTTGTATTTGACCTTGAATATCTCATCGCAGCGGATCGCAAGAGAAGTATAATAGACGCTGTTCTCATCAGAGTCTTGTGAAACAACTAAATATTTTCCTTTATCTGGGAAAGAGAAAATCGTGCCAATTTTGATGTTTGTGGTCACAGGGTAGAATAGTCTCACTTTGCCTTGTGGAGTGGTGCTACGGTCGTTCTTTCTAAAGAATACATTGTAAAATTCACCTGTATAATAGTTTGTAATCTCAGTCCTTTCGTGGTTGAGTGTTCTGTTAAATAACCGCTTGGTTGTGTTAATGCTGTTCAATAAATCACCGTCCTTTCCTTAACAACAAAGTTGCATAAAAAATGTTGCTCTCCATATAGCTACAAATGAAGTCCCGAAAACCGCATAAATACGTTGTCCGAATCTCGAAAACCCTTGTGGTTATTGGATATTTAAGATATGCGGAAACTTGGTTGAATTTTGTATTTTCGGCTGTTGTGGTATGCTCTCCATATATAAACATTTCAA